GTAGATAAATACTTTAACTACCGTTTCCCAAAATGCAATTGCTCCTGATATTGTAGCACTTTCTGTAATTATATAAGCAACTACAAATGAGGACAATGTTCCCCATATGCGATAACTTAATGCTTTTACAAAAGATCTAGCCCTTGTTACTGTCACGAAGGCCACTCCATTTTATCATTGCCTATTTTGTCTAATATCTTAGAGACCCATTTCTTTACGTTTTTGCGTAGCCGATATAGCATGAATGTCTGCCCCCAAATCTACTTGCTCAATTTTGTATCCAACATCACGACCATAAATAATATTTGTAATATTTGGCAGTCGTAATATTAATGTATTTTTAAATGGATTGTCTTGCTGAATATATGTTGCAACCTCATCATACTTCAATGGATCCTTTTCTGATGTCTTATATGTATTGCGAACACCTACCAACACCTGCTTAGTTCTTTTGTGAGCCTCTTCTTTGAGAGCCTGATGCCCTTCATGCCAAGGCTGATATCTTCCTAACTGAAGAGTTGTTGGAGCAGACCAGTCAAACAATCCTCCAGCAGTGATAACTATATTTACTTCTTCATCAATAGTGTAGCCATCTAACATTCTTATATGAAATACCTTTGGGTCTTGCCACATTTTGTTTGTGTCTTCAAATCTACCCTCTTTAATTCTGTCAACCCAGATTATTAAATTGGCATATCCAAAAGCACTTCTAGTTTCATCTGTAGGACAAACAAAGTCAACAATAACAGGAGCAACACCCTGATTTGCAATTAGCCTTGCCATCTCTCCCATGCGACGAGCCTGCTCAATCCTATCTTCGGCGGTAAAACCAAGATCAGAATTAACTGTAGACCTTACCTCATCAGCATTAAGATGTATACCATTAATTCTTTCTTTAAGTGCCGTCGCTAATGCAGTCTTGCCAGATCCAGGCAAACCTATAATTTGTATAATCATTCAAAGTCCCTTTGCTTTTCAAACATTTTATTAATATCTTCTTCTATTATATCAAAAGATCTATTATCATGTTCCTTACATACGGGCCGTATAGCATAGCCATCTGCAATAATAGTTATAGCAAACCCCTGACAATAATAACATTTAGACAAAATTTGTTTATTTTTTTGTCTTAAAAATTCTAAATACTCTTTATTGTTCAATATGTATCCTCTTCAATAGTTAGGCTTTGCCATATTTTACCCCAATCAGATTCTGTTTTATGGTTATTAAATTCTTTAGAAATCGCACCAGCCTCTAAATAAATACCGCCCCAAATACCGTATTCTTTACTTGATACTCCTACAGCAAAGCATGTTTTTACTACTGGACAATTCATACATAATGAATCAATTGCTAATCTTAAAGACTCATCATCTTCATACTTATCAAAAAATAAATTAGTATCATATTCTAAACAAGATGCCGAGTCTTTCCATTTAAGTTTGTGCATATCCTAGCACTAACCTTTCTGGAATGTGCCAACCATCCCTGTTCGGCTCAAAGCGTTGCGACATGTACCACTTATCTTTAAAATAAATTCCATATTTAGATGTTCTGGCCTTGTCAGATTTATATCTATTAACAACAGTCCACCCGTCCCAGTAAAGAAATTTATTTGCTCTAACTATTTCTTCCATTTGCTCTAAGTTTTTAATATTAATCATTGTTTAACCCATCCTCCTGGACATTTTGCATTTATTCTTTTTATTGTTATTTTAAATTTGTTTCTAAGACAAACTACTGTATTTTCTATTTTATCAGTTGGCTTTACATTTGTCAACACTGGAGTAACTTCTTTTTTCACTTTATAAATATCTGCAATTAAATACATATAATTATAAATTAATGTTGACATTCCACCAGTAGCCACTTCAGTGGGGCCACAGGCATTACCGCTATTTAAAATACTAACTAACTTATTGTTACTATAGACTGGACCGCCTGAGTCTCCCCCACAAACCCCTGCACTTAAAGTTTCTTTGAACATCAAAACCTTTTCATCTGCAGGTAAAATTGTAAATTCCCATGGTTGATTTTTATCTTTTGGTATTGTCTTTAATGTGTATGGAGATCCGCCAGTACCTTTATAAACAGTTCTTCCATATCCATAAAGATTAATTTCTGATTTATTTTTTTTAATTAAATCAACATCTTCTTTATTAGCAATTTCAATAGAATAATTTGGTATTACATCTTCTTTAAATGTTACAAAGGCTAGATCATCTATAACTGCAGAGTATTCCCCTTTGTCTGGATTCCAAGAAAATTTATAAGTATTAACTGCTATTATTTTATCAACCTTTATATTCTTAGAAGCCTTTTGACCAGGCATTGTGGCCCATACATTTGATTTATCAATAAAGCCATTAAGAAAACAATGCGCTGCTGAAACTGCAATATTGCTTGATATAAGTGCGCCAGAGCAGAAGGTGTCTGTTGAACTTGCACTATTGGTAAATCCTAAAACCTTTGTATCGTTTTCTGCGGAAGTGCCTCCATATATTGCGTGTGCTGGACTAACCGATAGCGTTAGAAATAGTACTGCTGTAATTATTTTTTTCATTAGTATTGAAATACTCCAAATTCTATATTGCTTAATTGTGCTTGTGCGACTAATTTTGATTTACCCTCATTTGGTTTTGCTAAATAAGCAAAGTAATTAATTTCTGAAATATTTTCTAAAATCCAAGAAGGTGCAACCTTGAACATTTTAATTTTTTTACCTCTTGACTTCATTCCTTTTTCAGAAACATTAACAAACTCCATAACCATCTTGATTGACGTTTGCTGGACCAGCCCTATAGATATAAAAATATTGGTCTTCTGCTGTTATACCTGATAATGCAACACCCATAGCACGAAGAAAAACTTTGTAGTCATCAAAACCACTAGTGCCCTGCATTTTATCTAATTGTACCTTATTCATAGTGGTTGTGTCAACTAGCCTTGTTGTATCTTTATTAACAGTACCATCTGCAGACATATCTGCCATATAAAAAGCATTGTCTTTAATCCAATAAGCAAGATTATCCATAATTATTACCTTAAGAGTTGTTTTTTGATGATGCATATATGCCTGTGTTTTTTTTATTTTTTTTATTATTTTCTTTTTTGGCAATAAGGGAAAGACAATAGAGTGTATATGAGACTGGCTGTACCTAAGACTTTTTATCTTATTTTCTTGAAATATGTTTTTTTTATTTTGTAGTATATTTATTACATAAAACAAAAAAATTGACAATAAGAATCCAGATAAATAGTCCATATTAAAACTAATTATACTACCCTATTCCAATAGGTTCCTCTTGATTTCTTTAAGAGTCATTTGCATTTCTTCCTCTAGATTGTTTATTCTTTTTTCATCAAATGCTAACTTTGTTAGAGATACTATTGGATTTTTTTCTGTTACATCCATATTTATAAATCCCATTTCCCAAAGTTTTATAGCATGTATAGCAAAATAATTCATGGCAGCATCATGCAGCATAGGGTTAACAGTTTGTAGTTTAGGGGTAAAACTGTATAGAATTTCTCCAGTCTCAGAATCTACTCCAGATGGCTCAAGTGCACCAGCCAGGATTAACTTGTCTATCTCTTCCATATTATATCTCCGTCCAGAAAATAGATATTGTGTATCTTATATTTTTTGTAATTTCTTTTACTCCATGAAGATGATGAGTATCTCCCTTAAAACAAATCATCATACCAGTTTCTGGCTTTAAAGTCAAATTATCATATTGTGGAAAATACAACTCCCCGCCTTCAAAATCATCATTCAAATAAATAATTGTCGAATAATGCTTTGTTTTAAATCTTTGTTTAAATTGATCAATAAAATCATCGTTCATTCCCACTTCATATAAATCTTTGATGTTGTTGTCTTCTTCATCTTTAAGATAATCAATATGAGGCTTTTGATCTCTACCTTCACGCCATCTACTTATTAAAAACTGTTCTTTAATTACTTTAACTTTAAAACGATCTTCAATATGCTGTTGTGCTAACGACAATATATTTGTATATTTATTTCTATCCAAAGAATAAATGGTATCCCAATTTGACATGTCTAAATTTAGAGACATGCCTTGCCAATCTTTTATTGCTGTCCAATAGTCTGGAGTAACTGTTTCTTGTTTTGGATAATGCAAATCAAAATCAATAAGCCATAAATCTTCTCCAGATTTATTGGCATCATTAATTACTGATATAGCATCTTCTTTAGACAAAAATTCTTTAACTAACCTATAGTTAGGTTTAAAAGAATCATTTATAGTTTTCATTTTTTATTTTTTGACTTTTCTCTTTGTTTAGCAAGTACAGAAAAATCTTTAACTTTGGTATCTCCAAGATATCCCCACGCATAGCCATCTTCAATCATATGATCATTGATAGAAACTGTGTCTCCGTCAACATAAAGCCATCCTAAAATACGACCATATTTTTCTGAGGAATCTGGTTTTTCTGTTTTAATAACTACAAGCGTGGCATCTTTAAGTTTAGACTTTAAATATTC